ACCGGATGCCCTGCCCGGTCAGGGCTTCTGCGGTCCGTGCTTGCCAGACTCGCTACGGGTTCATGATTTGTTGCAATCGTTCATCACGATTTGATACGTATGGTTTATCATAATCGCCAATTATACGTACCCGCACGGCATAGAAAAAAGCCGCGCTAGCGGCGATCAGACCACCAAGCAGCCCTGGCCCGGTGTCGTAATTCCCGGAAGAAAACCACGCCAGCGTGCTCGCTATCAGGGCCAGCATAACGGCACGCGACACAAAAGACCGCCAGAACTCGGCCCGCTTGGGGTTCCTTTCCTTCTGGCTTTCCAGGTCGGCAAATACCATCGCAGGGTCTTGATTTAGCGTTATTGCCAGTTTGAAGGCAGCCTCTGCGCTGATATGTTGCTGTCCTAGTCTGTAGGCGCTGATTCTTTGTCGGGTGGTCCCGAGTCTCTGCGCCAGTTCGTTATCCGATGTGATGCCAATCACGGCTTTTGCTGCGTCTAGGTATTCGCTCGGCGTCATGGTTTCCTTCCCCTACTGATTTACTGCGTCAATCCATCCTAGTCCGATTTCTTGGGCTTGCAATGTCCAAGAATTAGGACAAGAATTCGCCTTGTCCGAATTTTGGGACGTCACCTACAGCGAGGAGTCAAGGTCATGCGAGTTACGGTCATCGGGGTTAAGAGAATGTCAGGGGTTGGCAAGGATTCGGGGCGCACGTTTGACTTTGCGCAAGTCGAGGTTATGCGGCCGATGGAACAGTCTGCATCGCCAAAATTCAAGCTTCACGGGTTCGGCTTCGAAACCAGCAAGATCGACCTGGCGCCGGATGTGCTGGAAAAGTTCAGGGAAGTCCGTTTTCCGGCCGTTCTCGATCTGGCTATTGAGACGGTCCCGGCCCGGCAGGGTCTGCGGTCCGTCGTTGTGGGGTTCCGGCCAGCGGCCGACGTCAAAGCGGCGGCGTAGTCATGGCTACCGCTGTTGAGCGGTCTTGTCTGACTTGCAGGCACGCGCGCAAGGTGTCTCCGGTCGTTGCCGGCCTGTCGCGTTGTCTGCTGTCTGATCTTGTCGGCCCGGTGTCGTCCATCTGTGGTTCGTTCGCTCCGTTGTCCGGTCGTCCGGTGGATCAGGTGATCGGGTTGTCTGTTGACGGTCGTCCGGTCCTGTTCGGGCAAGAGGTTTCTGCCGTTGCCTTTGATGCGTCGCTGTCCGATCTGCGGCAAGGCCCTGGCGGCCTGGGCGGTGGGTTGGAAAACGGTACGGTACAGTTACACGTACCGAAGCGGCCAAAAGTGGCCGATTTCGCCGCATGAAAACCTCAAGCCTGCCTTTTTCGTCTGTCTCGCCTGGGGTGGATTTGGCCTGCCCGGTCGGCCTGGATTGCTTCTGCGATTGGCTGACGGCGTATCAGGATCACGCGGAAGGCGGGCTTCCGGTGCTCAATGATGGCTATGCGGTCCGGTTCGGCCCGGAAGCCCTCAAGCGGGCCATTTGTCAGGATACCGGCGAACTGCGGACGTTCTTCGATGCGTCGGAAGCCGAGTACACGGTGAGCCGGCGTATTGAGCACGAGGGGTCTTTCGATACTCGCCTCGCTATCCGGTGCGATGGCACGCGAGTCGAGCTATCCGGCAATGTCGGGCGATTCGGACGGCCTGATAACCTCTTCGGCCTGTCGGTGCTGGATACCCTTCTGCGGGCCAACGAGATATTGCAGGCCCTGGGGTTGCCGGCGTTCTCGCATCTTGAGCGCAACGCGGGTCATGCACGCGATGACGGGTTCCACAAGTCGCACAACGTGGTGATTACCCGCGTCGATCTGACCGCCAATTTCGCAACGGGGAGCCGTGAGGCTGCGTTTCGGGTGCTGCACTGGATGAGCGGACAGGGCACCAGCCGCAACGCGGGCAAGAATCCCCGGAACTACGGAAACGGGGTTACGTGGAACGAGGGAAGTGCACGACATTACGAAAAGCTCTATTTCAAGGGTGATGAGCTAGGGCGGCATGTTTCGCCGGAAGTTGCGCAGTACTGCATAGACAACGGCATCCTGCGTTATGAGGTCAGTCTCAAGTCGAGGGAACTGGCGGATAGAAATCTACAGTCAATGGTCGCGTGGTCACGTGTGAATCAGGAGGGTTTGAGAATGGAACAGGTCATCTACGGGCGATTCGCCGAAGTACTCACGCGGAATCAGGTCACTGTTACGGAGATACAGGACATTCCCGGAAAGCTCGGCCTGATCGCTCGGTCGTATCTCAACGGGGAGAACCCCTACGAAACCGGATCGCCGGCCGTGCGCACGCGTCGACGGTGGCGTTCGCAACTGCTCAAGTACGGCCTGGATATTGCGCAGCCCTGCGACGTGATGCGCTTGACTACTCGGGTCCGGGTGATCGAGCTAGAGCCGGTCAGTGCTCCGGCGTGGTATTCCCGGATGGCTGCGTAATGGCTTCCTTCGCCTTCTCCGGCGTCTGTTACGAAACGCCAGAAACGGCCCTTGCGGCGTTTTCCCGGTCGCTGCCGATAGTGGATGCGGTCGGCGTCACAACGCTGTCGTCTGCGCCTTCTGTGAGTCCTGGCGGGGTCATTACGTGGTCCGTTTCCAACGTGCCGTTTTCAACGGGCGTTGCCGTTACGAGGTCCGGGACCACACAGTTGTCGACCTGTTCGGTTCCTCTTCTCGATCAGTTTCCAGTCCAGTCCATCCTCTTCGTTGCGGCCGTGTTCTTTGCGGCCGTGTCGGGTTTTCGTGCGGGGTTCCGGCCATGACTGGCGCCGAAGTTGTCGAGTTCATTGCATACCTGGTATCGGCCTGGTCATCGGGCTTTGCCGGGGGCTACATCATCACGAAGTACAAAGACGCCATGAGCCAGTGCGGGTAGGTCCAGCGGGCGCCCTCTGCGTGAGCGGGGGGCGCCCGGTGGGCGTTCCACCTCTAACCTTTGTCTTGAAAGGACAAGTCATGAACCTCAACATCAAGCCGCGTTTCGGCCGCAAGGCATCTCTGGCCCTCGTTCTGGCCGTCTCGGCCGCTGCTGCACAAGCTGCGCTCCCGACGGAAGCTGCGGCCGCGTTCACCGGCATCTCCGACAACGTCACGGATATCCTGGCCGTGGTCTGGCCGATCGTCGCCACCATGACGGGCGGCTTCGTGCTCATCAAGCTGTTCAAAAAGGGCGCCAACAAAGCGACCTAAGCAGTATCCATGTCATCGGGTCTTGTCGTTGCGGCGGTCGTTTCGGCCGTCGCCATTGCCGGCACGAGGGTTCCGCCAGTTGGCTGTGCGGAGTCTTCCTCTGGGGCGCGCCTTTGTCTCTCGGATAAACCGATCAGGGATACAAGGGAGCGGCAATACCTCGATGCTCATCCGGCCACTGTCGCACGGCCCGCACGGCCTTTCTATCCGGTCGGTCAGGTAGTCGATAACCTTGATGCCGATTCGTTGATCCTGGGCCGATACGGCCAGCAGAGGGCCTACAAATGAGCGGTGATTTTCAGGCGTCAATGCGGCGCCTGTTGTGGTTCCTGATCGGTATCCTGATAGCGGCCGTCTGGCTGGTTCCGTCGGCGCGTGCTGAAACATGCTCGGCGGGTGTCTGCACTCAACCGGCAACCGTCGGGAGTACGGTTCCCGCTTATCACTACTGGAAATCGTTAGCCAACATCGGACCTGAATACGCTGCGGCGGCCGCGTTGGATTACGCTCGGCTGTGCGGAACGAGGGCGCCTTCTGGCACTCTGGCTGCGGAGCCGACAAATCCAGCTAACGGTGCGTATTACACAACGGGTCAGTATTGCGTTATCGGCGGTGGCATTTACAACGCTTCCGTCTCGCATTGGGCGACGTGTAATACCACTCTCGGCGGTCCTGGCGGCACGATGTCAGGCGGCGCGGGTTCATACGTCTGTACCCTTCCAGGCTACTACTGTCCGTCAACGGGCGGCTGGACGTTATCCGGCACCAACTGTACCCGGCCGGCCTGTGCGGAAGGCGAAACGAGACAACCTGACGGCACGTGCTTGAAACCGTGCAAAATTGCCGAAAACGATCAGGTAGACCCTGGCGGCTACTATGAGGACACCGGGCACGGTGCAGAGGTCACGGACTGCGTTCAGGGTTGCCGGGTGTATATCGGTGGCAAAATTTTCAAGGAAGCCGGAAAAACCTACGGACAGGCATGGTCCTACGGCACTCCGTGCACAGGTTCCACTACTCCAGGAGTCGAGACTACCGAGCAAGACGAGGCGTGCGCCAAGCGGGGACTTTGCGGCGGCACGTTCAACGGTAAGCAGGTGTGTACGGCCTGCGACGAAACCAGCCAAACCACGAAAACCACGAAAACCGAAACGCCAGAGGGCGGCGGCACGCCTGTTACCACCACCACCACCACCACCGAAATATGCAAGGAGTCCGGCAGTTGTACCACCACCACCACCACAAGCTCATCATCGGGCGCGAGTAGTACCACCACCACCACAAAGCCGGGTGGAACAGCCAGTGGTGAGGGAATTACCCCAGGCGCAACCGGAAATTGTGATACGGACGCCAGTGCTATCGAGTGCGCCAATTCAGCATACGAGGCTGCGCTCTGTTCAGCGGAGCCGGTCTGTTCAGGTGATGCCGTGCAATGCGCTCAGGCTCTCGAGGTCTGGAAAACCCGGTGCGAAGTCCTCAAGGCGCTAACGCCTGATGTTGCCGACGATGCCCCGATCAGCGGAGCCGATGCAACGAAAGCCTCTCGCACGGCGTACCAGGAACAGATGGATACCATCAAAGATCAGATCACGGGTGCATTGCCTGATCCGTCTGCCGATTCCAAGTCTGCCTGGGAATCTGCCCTATCTACTGGCTGGTTCGATGCGATTACGATCACCGGCTGTACTGCTCAGGATTACGCCATCGGTCCCTACATCTGGCACTTTGATCCATGTCCAACGGCCGAAAAAATCAGCGACATCGGCAGCTATGCGCTCTGGCTGTCTCTGGTTATCGGGGGCTTTGTTTTCGTAACTGGCGGACGTAACGCGGGGATGAGTCACTAATGCCATTGCCAATTGTCGGCGGTCTTTTCGCCTGGATTCTGGGCCTTGTCGGAAGCACGGCTACGGCTGTGTTTACCTGGGTAGTCGCACGGCAAACTTTCACCATTGCCCTGCATTACGCACGCGTGACGGCCTTTGTGATGACAGCGGGCGCGTTGTTCCTGGGCGTGTCTCTGAGCATCAAGGCGGCGATCTTTGCGGCGCGAGTGGCGATGCCGAGTTCGCTCGGTATGGCGACCTATTTCCTACCCGGCAACATCAATACGGTCCTGGCGATATTCGTTGTGGTGCGCGTGTCTGCGGCCGTCTATGCCTGGACCTTGCGCAACATCAAAATTTATACCGGGATCGAATCCGGCAAGCTGATGTAATGGCTGATTACGCCATAACCGGGCGCAAGGGTTCCGGCAAAACGCTATTCGCTGTCGGGGTCATCCGGGATGCCCTTCGGGCGGGTCGTCGCGTTGCCACCAACGTCGACATTCGCCTGGATGCCCTGCTCGGCCCTCGATCAAAAGCTATTCTCACTCGGTTACCAGACAAGCCAACGGCCGCCGATTTTGAGGCTATCGGACGGGGTCAGGCCGGCCCGGTCGAGGACGATAACGGGGTCATCGTCCTGGATGAGACGTCCACATTTTTCAACAGCCGCGCCTTTGGCGACAAGGACCGCCAGCCGCTGCTGGATTGGCTGGTGCATAGCCGCAAGCTCGGGTGGGACGTCTACTACATCTGTCAGGGTCTGGACCAGATAGACAAGCAGCTGCGTACCACCATGATCGAGTATCACATCATCGTTCGGCGCACGGACAAGTGGCCTATTCCTCTCGTAACACCGATCACGGCCGCACTCGGTTACCGGGTAGGTTTTCCGAAGTGCCACATAGGCGTTTGCCGTCATGGTGTCGAGCGCGATGCCCTGATCGTCAAGCGCACGTTCTACCGGGCCAAAGACCTATTCAATGCCTACGACACTCAACAGCTATTTCTACCTCGCGACCATCCGGCCGCGTGCGGTGTCCATACCCTGCTGTCTGCTCATCTTGTTGCCGGCCGATATCTACCTGAGCCGCGGCCGTGGTGGTTGCGGTTTGCCTGGGGTCTGTTCGGCCGCGAAGCGCCACAAGTCGAGCCGCCTCGAACACTCAAGCCGAAATTGCCCTGCATTGCCGATCTGGCTACCCTACCGCCAGAGCAAGCCATGCAGGAGTGGCGACGCTTGGATGCCCTGGGCGTGCTCGACAATCTCTACTCACGCACCGAACATCCTGGCTAACAGTATCAAATAATGATTGACAAGCTCAAATTGTGATATAATAGAATCTCAATAACACAAGGAGCCAGTCATGAAAACCGATACCCGTAACCCGCTACGTGTTCAACTAGAAATCGCCGAAACGCTGATCGAACCCCATTCCGAATGGTCGGCTGCGGAACTGATCGAGCGTCACGGCGTCAGCCTCGCAACTCTCAATCGCTACATCGCCGAACTGCGGCGCATGGGTGCTCGAATCCAGTCCTCTGGCGGCGGCATGAATCCCTGGCATTACCGGATGCTCAACCGTGAGCAATGCGCCAAAACTGTTAGCCGCTGGCTACAGTTGGAAACCGCACGGGACTTAACTTTCCTGGGCAAGTACGCCGATCAATAGTCATGCAATGTTCCAGGCGAACTGTATCAAGCCATGATGCAGACAACCTGGATGCGCAAGTCGGCCCGCTACCAGGCGAACTGTATCAAGCCATGATGCAGACAACCTGGATGCGCAAGTCGGCCCGCTTTCCCCCATTCTTTTCTGTAGACCGCTTTGAACGGTGGAACTACGTGCGCACGCGTAGCGCCCGGTTGAGCCAGCGGTCGCGTTTTGTGCGGCCGCTGGTGATTTACCGGGGCGGCGTCCGGTCGCCCCCAGCGACCGGGCGCCGATGCGGGAGCCGCCTGCAGATCGGCGCGGGCGCCGGCGGCGGAGCCGCGAAATCTGCCTGCCTACAATGTCTGCCTGCCTGGGGTTTTTCGTTCTTCTCGATCTGCTTTCGTGAGCAATCATCCCATCCCACTTCGAGCGCCAGCAGTCCCGGTTTAACCTACGGCCGAATCAACAATACGCCTTTGCTTTTGCTGCCCTGGCTGCACAAGATTTCCCGGCTTC